TCAAGCACCAGCCCTCGACGGGGGAAGCGTGTGGTGGAGACAATCGACGGGGGAGATTGCCGATGTGGGAGTTCTAACATTCCTAGTGAGCAGTCAGGGAGTGTCGGACATCCAGTTGTTATGAACGACCCTAGAGACATCGCCATGTACGCTGCTGAGTTGGTCTCAGGAGAGCGTCAGGACGCCTATGGGCATCCTTTAGATAACTTTACTAGGGCAGCGCAGATATGGTCTGTAATCCTCGGCTGTGAGGTTTCTGCTGAGCAGGTAAGCCTTTGCATGGTCGGCATGAAGATTGCCCGAGAAGTTAATCAAACTAAGCCCGATACAGTCGTCGATGGCATTGGCTATTTTCTAACTCTTAACATGATTCAAGAAGAAAGAATCCGACGCACTATCTAAATTTACGATGCGATACACTATGACCAATGTGCGCTAGTCGCCCGAGTTGTCGTCTTACCTTCGTGTCCGTGTGACCTAGACGGTTTACTTGGGCTACCCAAGTGCCGTCATAGGAGGTAAGAATGGCTCGCTATCGAGTTCTACAGGGTATCGATTACCCACCCAACAAACGCGCCGAAGAGGGCGATGTTGTTGAAGATTTACCAGCCACATCTATTAAGTGGCTTACTGAAATTGGCGCAATTGAAAATGCCGATAAACCTGCCAAAACAAAAATTGAAGAACCTGTAGTTGAGCCTGTCAAGGAAGAACCAATTGTCGAGGCTCCAGTTGAGCCTGTCGTCGAAGCAGAGGGTTTTGACCCTGATGCTAAAGATGGCGATGGCGATGGATTCCTTCAAGACGGAACCCCACACCAGCGCCCAGTTGAGGAGACTGAATAATGCCTACATTTGCACATGGTAAAAATGTTAATGTTTTTGTCAATGAGTACGATTTTTCTACTTACTTTAATGATGTAAGTGCATCAAGCATGGTCGAAACTGCTGAAGTTTCAGCCTTCGGCTCAAGTGCCAAGGAGTACATTGTTGGCTTGCAAGATGGAACAGTTTCCCTTAGCGGAATGTTTGATGGAACTGCAACGGGAACAGATGTGGTTTTTTCCGCAGTTCTCGGCTCGACCACAAAGCAAAATGTGATTGTTGCCCCATCAGGTCACTCCAACGGTGCAAGCGCAATCGTGCTTGAGTCAGATGACACTTCATACGAAGTTTCAGGAGCAGTTGCCGATGTCGTACAGACAAGCGCTGAATTCCAGTCAAGCGACGGAGTTGAACACGGAAAGATTCTTTCTTCAGGTTTGGCAATAACAGCAACAGGAAGTGGAACATCTGTTGATAATGCAGCCTCATCTGCCAATGGTGGAGTAGGCTTTGTAAGCGTTCCAACTAATACTCGTAATGGCAACATAACAGTAAAGATTCAGCAGTCAGCCGACAACTCAACCTTTACTGATTTGATTACCTTTACAGTCGTTTCTAGTACAGCCAAAACTTTTGAAAGAGTTGAAGTTGCTGGAACCGTAGCAAGATACCTGCGCGTGAACTACACGGTTGCAGGTTCCACAGGTAGCGCCACCCCAGTAGTGGCTTTCGCAAGGAGAAACTAATGCCTACATTCACACACGGTAAAGCCACCGTATTCAAGGTGGACAATGCAGCGGGAAGTTTAACTACTATCAGCGATGTGCTGACAGATGTTTCATTCCCACAGACAGTCGAAACAGCCGAGACTACAAGTTTTGGTTCAAACGCAAAAACCTACATTGTCGGTTTGAGCGATGCAACCATTTCAGTATCAGGTAATTTCGATACAACAGTTGATACACACCTCAGCGCAGTTCTAGGACAAGCAGCATCTTTGTCCTTTGAGTATGGACCTGAAGGTTCAGCAAACGGAGATGCAAAGTACACAGGCGAGTGCCTCATGACTTCTTACGAGAAGAGTGGCGCAGTTGGCGATGTTGTAACTTTCTCAGCAGAGTTCCAAGTTACAGGTGCCGTTACACGCGGTACTTATTCTTCATAATTTAATAACAATTTAATAAGTCGTGACCAACCTAGTGTCCAAGGAGAAATAAATGAGTCTAAAAGAAGCAATTTTCAGTAGCGATGACATCACAAAGGAACTCGTAGAAATCCCTGAATGGGGAGTAACTGTCGAGGTTCGTTCGATGACAGCAAACGAAAGAGCAAAACTCGGAGAAGGCGCTGCAAAAGGCGACAAGACCGATGTTGCTGCAATGTATGCACTAACTGTTATTGCAACTGTTTATGACCCAACTACAGGTCTACCAGTCTTTACAGCACAAGATAAGGAAGCCATTCTTTCTAAGAATGGTGCAGTTATCGAACGCCTTGCAACCAAGGCTCTCGGCAACTCAGGTCTGTCTGACAAGGCGGTAGACGAAGCACAAGCACGATTTCCTGAAGAATCCTGAGCGTAGGTTTCTTTTCGAACTTGCAGAAGAATTAGGTCGGACGGTGGGCGAACTTCTTTACGGGAGTCCAGCCCACCGCCCTCTATCTAGTATGGAATTAACCGAGTGGTCTGCTCTTTACATCCTAAGAGGGAAAGAGCGGGAAAAAGCGGAAAGAAAGGCTAAGGCAAGAAGATAATGGCTGAAGTTCCGCAAATGGAGATGCGGGCGCGAGTTAGCGCCGATACTGCTGATTTCACAAAGGGGATGCAACAGGCATCTCAATCTGCCGAGCAATTTATTCAAACCTCAAACCGCCTTCGCGGAGCCATGGTTGGAATTGGCGTTGCCTCAGCAGCAGCAATCACAACACTCATCGGCTTAGGAACAAAGTCATTTATGGCTGCTGCCCGCGTAGACGAACTCGATGTCGCCATGAACGCTGTTGGAAAAGCAACAGGTCTTGGTTATCAAGCAATTAGAGATGCCACTCTAGCAACAAAAGACATGGGTATCGAAATGGAGATTGCCCAGCAATCTGTCATGAAGTTTGCCCAAAACAATTTAGATTTAGCCTATGCCTCTCAGTTGGCTAGAGCAGCGCAGGACTTGGCTGTTGTCAGCGGTAAAAACTCATCTGAAACATTTAACATGCTTACTCACGCTGTTATTACAGGGCGAAGTGAAGTTCTTAAATCAGTTGGTATCCAAAAATCTGCTGGTCAAATGTATGAAACTTTTGCGAAAAGCATTGGAAAATCAGCAAGCGCTTTGACTTACCAAGAAAAACAGACAGCAGTTGCCACGGGTGCGCTTAAAGAGGCTGCCAAAGTTGCTGGAGTATACGAGGCATCCATGCAAAGCCCTGGCAAGGTGCTTCGCTCCTTTGCTCGTATTACAAATGATATTCAAGTTTCTCTAGGAGATATGCTCTTAAAGGGTATTGGTCCTATTGTTTTCCATCTTTATGAGTTCTATAAAACTGTTAGTAAGGCTATTTCAAATAGCGTAGTTTTCAGAACAGCAATTGAGTCTGTTAAACAAGTTTTGATTAAATTGACTGCACCAATAGTAACTTTTCTTCAAAAGATGAAAGATGTCGTAAGTAATTTTACTGCTGTCTCAACTGCTGCGGGTGAAGTTAAATCTAACTTTGACCCAGTAGGCGATTCTGTAAAAAAACTTGCAGGAAGTATTGAATTCTTGCTCCCAGCAATAGGAGCGATGATGGCGATGTTTGCTACTTTTGCGGGCGCAACAATTTTTGCAAATGTTCCAATACTCGGAACTATATTGGGAGGTCTTGCTGGACCAATAGGAATTATTACTGTTGGTTTAGTTACTTTGTATTTAACTTCATCTCAAGTTAGAAATGCGGTCAATAACTTAGTCATCTCAATGAAGCCTTTCCTGTCTATTATTGTCAAGGTAGGCAAGGCATTGGCTGTTTTGGGTGGTTTCGCAGTTGCTCTCTTGGCTAAGGCAATAAGCGGTTTAGCCAAAGTTATCAGTTCGGTTACTGGATTTTTTGAAAGAAACGAAACAATTGCAAAAGTTTTAGGTGGCACAATTTTGACTCTTGTTGGCGCGTTCATCGCTTACAAGGCAGCACTTATTGCTATCCCAGCAATTCAAGCAGCAGTTGCATTTACTTCGCAATTAGTTGGTGTTGCTCAAGTCTTGATGTCAGGTGGACAGTTAGCAGCGATAGCATCTACAAATGGTTTGGCAGCATCTATGCTTGCACTAAATGCGACAATGTATGCAAACCCAATTGGATTGATAATTGGAGCATTAGTTGCCTTAGTAATCGCTTTTGGTTTTGCCTGGAAAGAGAGTGAAACCTTTAGAGAGGTTATGACTACTGTATTTAACTTTGTAGCAAAAGTAGTAGGCAAAGTTATTGGTTTCATTATGAAAACTTTTGGATACCTAATAATTGCCTACTCAGAAGTGATGAATACAAATAATGCGTTTGGTAAAGCAATTGCGACTGTTTATGAGTTCGTCCTGGATACTATTCTTACTACTATTACATACTTGCTCAAGTTCTATAAATCGTGGATTGATACTTTTGTTTCTGTAGTGAAAGAACATAAGAATCTTTCTGGAGGTATTGCTGCCGTGTTTGAGTTCATTGCTCGAGTTATTGGCGCTGCAATTACCAATGTTTTAGTTACTTTTGCAACCATTATTAAAGGCATAGCAACCCTTCTTTACTTTTTTGGCAAGTTGAAGGAATTTATTGGCGAGGTATGGGGCAAGATTGTTGCTGGAATTGGTAAGGCAGTTGAAATCATAGGTGCCATCTTTAGCAAACTTGGTGGTTTAGTTAGTGGCATAGTTTCATTTATGCGTAATAAATTTGGTGATTTTATTGGATGGTTAATAGGTTTAGCAAGCAAAATTCCAGCAGCCCTTGGTGGAAATTTAATTACCTCGGCTCTCGAGGGCATACAACGCGCTATTGTGGGAACTAAAGATTCAATTGATGAATATAATTCCTCAGCAGAAACTATGTCAATTGCAAAAAAAGTTGTTGAGGGTCAAAACTCAATCAATGCAGCCATAACTGGAACTAGCCTCAAAGTGATTGAGGCTTCGAAAGGTTGGGGTAATTACACAGAAGGAATCTCAGGAACCTTATCTACTGTTGCAAACAAAATTCTTGATTTTGCTGAAAAAACAGTTTTATACGCATCAAAGGTGTCGGGTGAGAATCTTCTAGGCGGACTTATTACTGGTGCCGATAAGACTTCAAGCGTCCTTACAACAACCATCGGATTACTTGATAAATTTAAGGCTCAAGATGTCTATGGAACTCTCATGGATACAGCAAGTGCTGGGGCAAAAAAGGCTGGAGATTGGTTACTCTCAACTGCTGCAACGAT